GCAAATACAATAGATTCTCATACTACAGGTGACACTTCAAACCCAATTGAAATTCCTTCAAGTGGGACAAACTATTCCTTTTGGGTTAACACTCAATTGGACGCAACAGTAGCTCCAGACAACCTGGTAGACAATCTAGAATGGTTTACAGACGGAACAAATTCTTACGGAACAGGCATTGGATGCGTTGTTGCACAAGCAGCAAGAGCAAGTTACACTCAAGCCACAGGGACAGGTGGAGTGACAGGAACCGTACTTAACGATACTACTTATTCAGGTGGAACACTAACACCTACTACACCAGTAGACGCATTTGGTAAAGTTACAGGTAGTCCACTGTCAGTTACAGGTTCTACTACAACTACGGGAGCTTTCGGAAATATCGTAGTATACCAAGTAACAGTTGGAACAACTGCAACTCCAGGTACAAAACCAGCAAGTCCTGAAACATTCACTTGGCGTTACGACGAAACTTAATATTCAATTAAAATATTCTTAATTCATGCTTACTTGGTTTGTTGTCTACACGGATGGTTCAACTCATAGTTATTCTCCTGACTTTACCATCTCAAACATCAACGTCCAAAGATTAGAAAAATTTGTCCTTCACTTGGAAGGATCTGAAACTCCTCTGGTTATGATTCATTTTGATGATTCTAGGAAAAGACCAATTTATGTAAAAAGAATTGAATTGCCAAATGGACACCATTCGTTTAAAGTGGTCTGTCATATTCTAGGCTGGCAAATGAACGTAGGTGGGGAGAATATACAGAGTATCAACTACACATTTGAGACAATTGGTAGAGAGGAGGGTGAAATGTATTGGGTAGAAAACGGTGGCAAATTTGACAACAATCGTTCCACTTGGACTAAATCACCTAGTCAAGAACAGCTAAATATCATAGGCTCAAAACAACTTTAAGTAATTTTTGATAAAACAGTTCATGCAATACAATGCTGATCTGACACATAATACAATATGGAATGACATTCCTTGGTGGTAAACCACACAACTGACAGTATAATTCATTGTCAAGGAACATATATCATTCAAGAATCTGGGAGTTTAGTCGACCTAGAGGATTCCAGTGGCTCGTTAATTCATTCTACTGCAACTTGTACTGTAACAATTACTCATACTACTGATTCTGAACTAGCCCCAACTGGTGAGAGGAGACATGATACGGACAGTGTCATAAAACAATCTGACAATACCGCTACCCATACTACTAGCACGGTTCTTACCTGTCAGGGAAACAATCTTACCCAAGAAGATGGCGACCTACTCCTTACAGAAGATAATGCAACTTTAGTTTATTCAGACAAAACCTGTACAATTGAACTCATTCACACTACCGATTCTGACGTACAAAAACACGGTGAAAGATTCCACACTACTGACAGCATAGTTGGTGAACGACAGCCTGGCTTGGACGTATATCACACTACAAGTACAGTTCTTACCTGTCAGGGAAACAATCTTACCCAAGAAGATGGCGATCTACTCCTTACCGAGAATGGAGACACTCTAGTTTACGCTGATAAACTCTGTACAATAACAGTCACCCATACAACTGATTCATTCTTCCTAGCGAAATATACCGTATCTCATACAACTGATTCCGTAATTGGTGAACGTGATCCTGGACTTACCGTATCTCACACTACAGACAGCATTGTCAAATCATTGGACAATGAGTTGTCACATACTACTGACTCTGTAATTAAAAGCATAGATGATACGGTTATCCACACTACAGACAGTATTGTCAAATCAGTAGACAACACCATTGCTCATACTACCGACAGTACAGTTAAGAAATTAGATTACATAATTGCACATAATACTGACACCTCCCTTACGGGAAGAAAAACTGTTAATCATACCACGGACAGCGTAGTTGGTGAAAGAGATCCAGGTCTTACACAATTCCACAACACCGATTCATATCTCTTATGGAAAGTCACCATATCACATACTACAGACAGCATTGTCAAGTCAATAGACAGTATCATTACACATACTACAGACAGTGTTGTCAAATCATTAGACAACACCGTTGCACATACTACCGACAGTGTTACAAAATCAATAGACAATGAATTATCTCACACTACAGACAGCGTACTTGGTGAGAGAGAGCCTGGATTTACCGTTACTCATACCACCGACAGCGTAATCAAGTCATTAGACAATACAATCAATCACACAACTGATTCCGTACTTGGTGAAAGAGAGCCTGGATTTACAATATACCATACGACTGACTCTCACATTGTAGATACAGTTGTAAGGTCTGTATCTCATACTACAGATTCCATCATACATTGCGGAGCAAATCAATTAACCCAAGAAGATGGAGACCTAATAATACTAGAAGATGGCAGTGGCAGTTTAGTCTACTCTGACAGTGTATGTACTGTTGAGATTAATCATACAACTGATTCTCATATATTCAAGAAATATACCGTATCTCACACTACTGATTCCGTACTTGGTGAAAGAGAGCCTGGATTACCTGTATCTCATAATACCGACTCTGTATTGAAAGGAAGTGATACCACTTCTCACAATACAGATACCTACTTGGTAGTTAGTGGAGATGTATCTCACACTACAGACAGTGTAACCAAATCATTAGATATCACCATTTCACATACTACTGATTCCGTAATTGGCGAAAGGGAGCCAGGTATTACCATATCTCACACTACTGATAGTACAACTAGGAAGATAGACAATGAACTATCTCACAATACTGACTCTGTATTCAAGGGAGCAATCCTAGTCAATCATGATACGGATTCCGTCTTAAAGGGTATTGGACTAACTGTCACCCATACAACTGATTCAAGATTAAAGCCGCCTTCCAAGACGATATACCACACTACTGATTCCTTCCTCAAGGAGAGGTTGCAACGTACTGAGATATTGGTAACTATCCCAAGTAACGTGAATACTTACCCTTCAATTCCAGGCAATGGGGACGTAACGATATACATAAACGGTATTGAGGAAATAACAGTGATAGGATAAAATGGCTGGATGGGATTACATTGTAGGTGAAACAGGTTATGACAGACCTTTTGTATTTTGGGATCAGGGTACTGATCTAGCATTTGATGGGACAGGGGTATCTTCTGTTACCATGCAGATTTTAAATACTGACCTAACTGCCACATCTCCAGCTATAAGCGGAGTGGCTCTAGCAGTGGACACTGCAAATCCATTAAGGGCAAAACTTGGTGTCAGTTCAAGTACGCCAAACGTTCCTCAAACAGCTGGAAGTTATTTGGTTAAATTTACCGTTACTCTAAACAGTACAGTGGTTAGAAAAACTTTTGAATTAGATTTGAGGGTGTATAATTAATGACCAGTACAACTATTGGACAAATTGCAGATTTACGTGAAGTCAAAAGGAGACTTAACATTCCAGATTCGGAATCCTCAACTGACAGTAAAATTGAAGATTTCATGCAGGAAGCCGATAATTTCGTAAACATTCAACTGTCTCCACACGCTACAATTCCAGTCACAAACCCTGGACCTGAACTTGTATCTCTATCTTCCTCACTGGCAGCTGCCATATTCAATTACTGGCAGACTCCAATCAAGGACAGAAACCTTAGTGGAATCCAAGAATGGAAGAAATTCGTTGGCGATCATGTCAATGCGGTATATGGCAAGAAATCAGAAACAGGTCTTGGCGGTGGAGCATTATTTGGTAGTACCAAGGGATTCAAATGAGTCAAGCTGAAACTGTCAAAAATCTGTTAGAAACCAATTGGGCTTTAACTGGATCTCTAAGCAAAACCTCAGCTTCCAACATGAATGAGATTGTCAGGTTCTTTGACAGAAAACAAGTCGAAGGAAACGAATGGCCAAAAGCAGTCACGGTAGAGAAGATAAATGACCAGTTAGATGAGAATAAATTTAAACATCCGCACTTTACTGAAGTCCGAGATAACTATACCATAACCTGTCACTTCAGAGTGGTAGACGTTAACCCAGCAACCTATTCCACTTCCCTAACCAACGTGGAAAATATGGCAAAAGAGGTTCAGAGGATATTGGCAACTTCCTATGATCCCCATGCAGGAACTGGAGTATTCTTCACAGCTGATGCAACTTGGACTAAATCTGATATTTTAGATGGAGCTCAACCTGAATTGATTCGTTCCATGTCTTTTACATTAACCAAAATATCCTCCGAAAACCCAAACGTAGTGGAAGGGTACAAGGGAGTTCTAAGAATATCAGGAGGCAAAATATACACAGAGGCATACAACGTGGAATCCGCTTACGGAATGGATCAAGTGTCTGAAGTGATTGTAGGGAACAGTAAGTTGCCTGTGTTTTTCACGGGTGCATTTAATGGGAGAATTAATGCCGATATGTTCCTAAATACTGCTGACATTGGGAGTTTAGGGACAGACATTAACCATATTGGAACTGACTTGTCAAGAGGGGAAGTATCTGAGAATATATTCCTCCAACAGTATAGCAATGCCGCAAATACGGTCACAATCACCCATACCATTAAAATTATAAACTTTGACATCGTAGGATTTGTTGAGGACTTGGTGAAAATAAAGATGATTGGAGAAATAATATCACATCCTACCATGGCGGTAGCATAACATGGCTGACTTTGGCTCCCTGACTGGAGTAGTTAACGCAACTGAAGTTAAACTATACCTTACAAATACGTCTAGCGAATACGTAT